AAAGACGGCGTGCTCAAACCGTCGTTCGAGCAACCGAGTCGCGCCGACACCGTGCATAACCGCGTCAAACAGGTCGGCCTCGGGCAGATCGTCGAACCGCGCGCGTTTGATCGCTCGTGCTACGTCAGCGCGCACAGCGAGCGCTACGTCAGTTTTCTGGAAAATGCCTGGAGCGAATGGCGCGCAACCGGTCGCACTCACGATGCCTTGCCGCTGGTATGGCCGGTGCGCGATCTGGCCGGCGAAGAGGTGCCGACGTTCATCGATGGCAAGCTGGGTTTCTACGCCATGGATGCTGGTTCGCCGATCACCGCCACGACCTGGCAAGCGGTGAAAACCAGCGCCGATATCGCCCTCACTGGCCTGGCCCTGATCGATGAAGGCCACGACAGTGCCTTCGCCCTGTGCCGTCCGCCCGGCCATCACGCCGCGCGCGAATACATGGGCGGTTATTGCTACCTCAACAACGCCGCCATTGCCGCGCAACAAGCCATCACCCAAGGCGCCAAACGCGTCGCAGTGCTGGACGTCGACTTCCATCACGGCAACGGCACGCAGAACATTTTTTACCAGCGCAGCGACGTCATGTTCGTCTCGTTGCACGGCGAACCGGCGGTGTCCTATCCGTACTTCTCGGGGTACAGCCACGAAGTCGGCGCGGGTGTCGGCGAGGGTTACAACCTCAACTATCCCCTGCCGAAAAACACCACCTGGGAGAGCTACCGCAACGCCCTGCTCCACGCCTGCAAAAAACTCCAGCAGTTCGCGCCTGAAGTGCTGGTGATTTCCCTCGGTGTCGACACATTCAAGGACGACCCCATCAGTCACTTTCTGCTGGAAAGCGATGACTTCATCGGCATCGGCGAACTGATCGCCAGCGTCGGCTGCCCGACCCTGTTCGTCATGGAGGGCGGCTACATGGTCGATGAGATCGGCATCAATGCCGTCAACGTGCTGCACGGTTTCGAGAGCAAACGCAGCTGAGCCAGCTAGCGCTCTACAACCTTTCAATGACTGGAACGGAGAATAAGACCATGACGCTTTTTATTGATGTCGATGATGCTGCACGCCTGTTCACCCAAGTCGGCATCCGCCGCGCCATCCGCGAAATGGCCGGCTACATCGAAGCGGACTTCGCACGCTGGGCGCAGTTTGATAAATCGCCGCGCACGGCCAATCACTCGGCAGACGGCGTGATCGAGTTGATGCCCACCGACGACGGCCAGCAGTACTCTTTCAAATACGTGAATGGCCACCCGAACAACGGCCAGCAGAACTTGCTGACGGTCATGGCCTTCGGGCTTCTGGCTGATGTGCAGAGTGGCTATCCCACGCTGCTCAGCGAACTGACCTTAACCACCGCCGTGCGCACCGCAGCCACCTCGGCACTGATCGCGAAGTCGCTGGCGCGCCCGGGTGCGACTTCGATGGCCCTGATCGGCAACGGTGCGCAAAGTGAATTTCAGGCACTGGCCTTTCATGAAATGTTGGGCATCAACGAAATCCGCATTTTCGATATCGATCGCGACGCTTCACTCCAGTTGAAGCACAACCTCGCGGCGTTCCCGGACATCGACGTGATTCTGGCCAGCTCGGTGAAGGACGCGGTCAAGGGTGCGGACATCGTCACCACGGTCACCGCCGATAAAGCCTACGCAACGATTCTGACGCCCGAAATGATCGAGTCCGGCATGCACATCAACGCGGTCGGCGGTGACTGCCCGGGTAAAACCGAGCTGCACGCCGACATCCTGCGCAACGCCCGGGTCATCGTCGAGTTCGAGCCGCAAACGCGCATTGAGGGCGACATTCAGCAACTGGACGCTGATTCCCCGGTGATCGAGTTTTTCCGCATTGTGCTGGGCGAAGTCGCCGGACGCGAAAACGATGCGCAGGTGACGGTGTTCGATTCGGTGGGTTTTGCTCTGGAAGACTTTTCCTCTCTGCGCTACCTGAATGACCTGGCTCAGGCACAGCAAATCGGCCAGCGCATCCACCTGGTGCCGACGCCGGCCAACATCAAAAACCTCTTCCAACTGCTGGATCCGCAACCGGCCAAAACCTCGCGTCTGCGCACCGTCAGTTGATCGGTCATGACCGCCCCCAAGCCACAGGGGGCGACTCACCTTGTGATCAGCCGCTGCACCTCTAACAAGAACGCTCGACACCCACTTTCTGCCAAAACTCAAAAACATAAAATCAAGAGGTTTTGCAATGAAATCGACCCCTTCCGGGCTGCCTGAACAGCCCGCGCTGCAGCGCACGCTCAGCAATCGTCACATCCAGTTAATGGCCATGGGCGGTGCCATCGGTACCGGCCTGTTCATGGGTTCAGGGAAGATCATCGCCCTCTCCGGGACGTCGATCATCCTCATCTACATGATCATCGGTCTGTTCGTGTTTTTCGTCATGCGCGCCATGGGCGAAATGCTCCTGTCCAACCTCAACTTCAAAACCTTTGCCGACTTCGCCGGTGCCTACCTCGGCCCGCGCGCGGCGTTCTTCCTCGGCTGGTCGTACTGGCTGAGCTGGAGCGTGGCGGTGATCGGCGATGCCGTCGTGGTCGGCGGATTCTTCCAGTACTGGTTCCCCGACGTACCGGCGTGGATACCCGCCGTCGGCATGCTGGCGACCCTATTCGCCCTCAACGTGCTGACCGTCAGGCTGTTCGGTGAAGTGGAATTCTGGTTCGCGATCATCAAGATCATTGCCGTCGTCACCCTGATCGGCGTCAGCACCGTGCTGATCGCCAGCTCGTTCGTCTCGCCCAGTGGCGTCACCGCGTCCCTGAGTCACCTGGTGGACAAACAGGCGGCGTTCCCCAACGGCTTGTTCGGCTTCTTCGCCGGATTTCAAATGGCGATCTTCTCCTTCGCCGGCACCGAACTGATCGGCACCGCCGCCGCCGAAACCCGCTCGCCGGAGAAGACCCTGCCCAAAGCGATCAACTCGATTCCGCTGCGGATCATCCTGTTCTACGTCCTCGCGCTGACCTGCATTATCGCCGTGACCTCGTGGCAACAGGTTTCCCCCGTCAAAAGCCCGTTTGTCGAACTGTTCCTCGTCGCCGGGTTCCCCGCAGCGGCTGGCATCGTCAACTTCGTGGTCCTGACCTCGGCGGCCTCCTCGGCCAACAGCGGCGTGTTCTCCTCGAGCCGCATGCTGTTCGGACTGGCCAATCAGGACAACGCCCCCGGCCTATTCCGCCGACTGTCGAGCAACAGCGTGCCACTGCTGAGCCTAGCGTTCACCACGCTGTTGATGCTGGTCGGCGTGCTGGTGCTGTTCATCGTGCCGGAAGTCATGACCGCGTTCACCATCGTCTCTACCGTGTCGGCGATTCTGGTGATCTTCACCTGGTCGACCATCCTCGCGTCTTACATCGCCTACCGGAAAAAACGCCCGGATTTGCATGCGAAGTCGGCTTACAAGATGCCCGGCGGTGTGCCGATGGCTTGGTTTTCGTTGGCGTTTTTGGGGTTTGTGCTGGGGCTGCTGGCGTTGCGGCCTGATACGCGGATTGCGTTGATGGTCATGCCGGGGTGGTTTGTCTGGCTGGGGATTGCTTATCAGTTGACGCGGTTGAGGAAGCCGAAATCTGCGGTTGAGTCGGCGAGTCAGTTTGGCTAGATCTGCGAGTGAAAGCCGTCACCTTAAGGTGACGGCTTTTGTTTTCACTGAAAGGCTGTGCCAATCCTCGATCGTTCGGATGAGTACCAGATTCCGGTGACTTTACCGGTAATGTCTTCGAGTGCGACCTGGCCCATAAAGCGGCTGTCGTTACTGCTGTCGCGGTTATCACCGAGCAGATAAACATGATCTTTCTCGATCACCGTCTGCGGCGTTTGCAGATAACGAGGATTCTTCACGCGATCTGGCGGTGCAAAGAACAACCCCATGTTTTCGCCGTTGCGAATGACCTTACCGTCAACAATCGACAAGGTATCGCCACCCACTGCCGCCACACGTTTGACCGCCTCCGTGCCGTTGTAGCGATAAGTCACAATGTCGCCCACCTGCGGCGCGTCGATGCGCATTTTGGTGACGATATAGTCACCGATCGAAAGGGTCGGAACCATCGAGCCAGAGGGGATGAAGTAAGTCTTGAACCCCAGCGTCGGGCCTCTCAATGGCCCCAAAAGAATCAGCGTGAGAATGACCAGCGCCACCACGTAAAGCACATGGAAACGGGTGCTGGGGCTGTTCACCGGATGGTCGTTTCTACGCACCGATATCGCAGCTGCCGTGGCCGAGCCGAGTTTCACCAGGACGATAAACGTAGCGAACACATACAGGCCCACTGGCGTGGCAGGCACCCCGCAGACACCGAGTAAAATCACACCCAGATAAAGCAAAGCGGCAACACGCACCGCCCACTTCACCTGACCGGCGTACACCAGACCCCAGCCGGCCACCAGGCACGACATCACGAATGCTTGCAGCGGCAGCTTTGGCTTATCAGGAGCAGACATAAATTCTCTTCACGTAAATAGCTGACAATCAAGCGCCCGGCCTATTTAGCCTATAGGGCGCTACGGGCAATGCAGAGGGGGTTATTTAGCGGAAAAATAACCGGTCGTGCGCAATTGCAGGCTGTACACCCAGATACCAAACACCAGTGCATATTCTTTGAACATCGGCAGAGTCAGCAGATGCACAACCGAATCGCTGTTCATCTGCGACAGAGAAAAGGCAATCCCCAGAATCAACGCCAGAACAAAGCACAGCGAACTGACCTTCTTTCTCGCCAGCAACAGCAAGCCGCCGACAAACATCAACAATGCCACCACACAGATATTCAGTAGCATCAGAAACGAAATATCCCCTTCCCGCGCTTGCTGAAACCCGTCATGAGCCACCCACAGGCCGGCCTGAATCAACACGACAAAGCAATAAAAAACGGCCATGAAGACAACGGCGGGACGTGTGTTGTACCAAGCTTGGGACGATGTAGCTTCCATGGTGCGGCGACTCCTGAGTAAAGGCGCGAAATGCTACTAAATGGCCATCACTCTGTCCATTTCCACGCCCTCCTCCCAGCTGCCTTGTTCAGCGCCAACAGCCCCTCCGTGGCAACGGCTGAGCCGTTCGCCACAAAGGGGCTGATTTACGCTTTCACCTCAACGTTATCCAACGCCTGATTTACCGCCAACTCACCCAACATCACCACCTGCGCAATGCCGAGCGCGGTTTTGCGGTGTGAGGGGTCTAGTGCTGCGGCGAAGTTGTTGAGCATTTCCGAGGCGGAACTGAGAGTTTCGCTGGCATTGGCCAGTAGGGATTCCGAGTCGTATTTGGGGTTGGCGAGGTACATGCGCTCGGGCTCGTTGACGCTGGCCATGATGTGCCCGGCGGGAAGGAGGTAGTGATCGAGCGCGCGCTCGGCGGCTTCGTGGAGTTTTTTGGGGTTGAGGGAATCGTAGGGGGATGCGGGATCGGTTTCTGGTGGATTCGGTGTTGGTTTGAACATGGTGTAACTCCTGACGGATGAACGAAAAGGAGCCATCACTCTCGCTACCAAACGAAGGGTGGAGGCCATACGCAGGTTGGTAGACCGGTCGTCAGGAACCCCGGCGCATCCGAAGACGCCCCGCGCATGACCACCATAAAACGAAGACGAGAAACGCCCTCGCAAGACAGTAGTCTTGTGCTTCTGACGGAGACGGGCTACCAAACCCGATCACTGGATTTCAGTGACGTAGGGACGATAGAACCTGCGGGCTAGAGGCACAAGCCGGGGGATTCTGTCTTAGCTGTAGGGGGAGGCGCAAGGGAGTGTAGGCTTAGGACTGCAGTAACAGACTTCATTTAAACAGACACATATTTTCCGTTTGGAAAGGCTTTGCTGGCACGCTGATTGATCCAAGTACTGTCAACAGCACAGAGAGTATTGCGTTCTTTTCAAGCGCTGTCCGTCGCGCCGATGATGGATCGGACTGACACTTCTTTTACCTCCCGTAAATAAAGGGACAAACACCTCGTCGCCAGCCCGCGTACCAGTTGCGTACCAGTTCTGTTTCCTCCCTCCTCCTCCCATCCCTTCTGCCGACTGCGTTAGCAATTTTTAAGCAGCGGTTCTCGGCTCCAATCCTGGCACTGTCTATCGTCGGCAAAGGCGAGCCTTTGTGATAGTTAAAACCGCGTGCATGAAAGGCCAGCAAAACCTACCCCATCTTCGCTTCGCCCCGTTTTCAGGTTGACCCCTGGGAAAAAGGTAATATTGGTAATTTCCTTTTCTATCGACGATAAAACTCAATAAAATCAGTAGGTTATACAAATTATTCAAAGGTAATAAAAGGGTAATAGAGGAGTTAGAAAATTACCCTTAGTCGTAGTAATTTCATGCCCCTACGAAAGCCTTTAAAATCAAGCACTTAGAAAAATATTACCTCTTCCCTTACCTAATATTACCTTCAAAGGTAATACGTTGAAGCCCCGTTCTATAAGGGCTGCAGCCATTTTTTCGCATCTGCTTACCAAAATTACCTTTTTCCCAGCCCCAAACTGAAATCAGCTCCCTCAGGTGCCCTGCTATGCTTCCTGCTTTCCGAATGGAGTCGAATGCATGGCCAGCGAATATTCCCTTACCGTTGTCCTCGAAAAAATGTACGAAAATCAGCTGGGCCTCGAAGCTGCGTTGATGGAATTGGTGCTGTTAGTCGAACAGCAGGGGGACGAGGCCATAGGGGAGAATGCCCGCGTGGCACTTGAGCGAATTGGGGAGAATGCGGGGTTTATCAATCAGGGCTTGGCACGATTGAGAAGGCTTGAAAAGGACTAGCTAGTGACTCACCTTCAATGGCTACTAAAGGCAAGAAGTGCCCGTCACGAAAGGCTGGTTCTTACCCGAAGCTGCCGATGGTTCAGAATAAACTCAAACTTTGACGGCAGCACTTTAAGTTCGAATTCATAAGCGCATATAACTAATTACGGGAAATTTAGTATTTAATCTCTGCTGATATACCGAGCTAACATTATAGGTATAGGGTCCGGAAATAAATGCAAAGCATTCCAAAATACTGTAGAATCGCCGCGCACGCAGGCCAGAGGTAAGTATGAATAACCCAATTGTTGAAAAAATTACTCGCGAAACACAATTAAGATTAGATGCATCGACAATATTTGAAGGCGATGCGGTAACAGTATTAAGACGCTTGCCAAGCAATAGCGTGCGCTGCGTTGTAACTTCCCCTCCATATTGGGGGCTTCGAGACTATGGTATCGACGATCAAATCGGTCTCGAACTGACTATGCCTCAATTTATCCAAAAATTAGTTGCAGTATTTTCTGAAGTAAGACGCGTACTTACTGATGACGGAACACTATGGATCAATATCGGTGACGGCTATACAAGCGGAAATCGCGGCTATCGTGCGACGGATAAGAAAAACCCGGCGAGGGCGATGACTGTTAGGCCGGACACCCCCGAAGGCCTCAAACCTAAAGATCTCATGGGCATCCCTTGGCGCTTGGCGTTCGCTCTTCAGGATGATGGTTGGTATCTGCGAACCGACATTATTTGGAATAAGCCGAATGCCATGCCTGAAAGTGTAAAGGACCGGCCGACTCGCTCGCATGAGTTCCTTTTCATGTTCAGCAAGTCGGAGAAGTATTTTTACAACTCAAATGCAGTTAAACAGGTTGCTGATGGCGGCGGTTTGCGAAATTTGAGAACCGTCTGGAGTGTGAACACTAAGCCATACGCAGGCGCTCACTTCGCGACATTCCCTCCTGAGTTGGTACGACCTTGCGTCAAGGCTTCGACCGAGCCGGGTGATTTCGTGCTAGACCCTTTCTTTGGCGCGGGCACAGTTGGTTTAGTTTGCAACGAAGAAGGCAGGAAGTACGCTGGTGTTGAGCTCAACCCTTCATACGTAGACCTTGCGGTAGAGCGGCTCGGAGGGATTTTCCATAACGTAGTAAGGATATCGGCTGCATGAAGAAGGAACTCGCTTTCCCCTTGCCTGAGCTTCAGGTCTCGTTCTCTCTGAAGCTTCAAGAATTTCGAAACGTCTGGCTTCAGGACGCTCTCTTGGAGACGGTATCCGAGTTAGCCGTTCCAGCTATTGATGCAGAGCTGTCCAAATACGTTCCGGCTAAGGACCTCAAAGCACTTGCCGCTAGGGGATTAAGGGGAGAACTTGTCTTCGCAGTGCCAGCAATTCTGCAGGCGAACCCGCATCTGCTCGGCTACTACCGCCTTCTCCTCGGCTATAGCCAGAAAGAGTTTTATGGCTCGGAGTTCGGCGTGGCTTCCGTGAAGTGCATGGAGGTTAGTGGTCGCCTGAATCCGCGCTCTGGGGTGACAATGGAACAGCTCTGCGTCGCTCTTTGTCAGGCTGCTTCGCATCTTGTAGGCAACTTAAAAGCGAAAGATCTGAGCATCGGACTTCTCGATGATTTGACCTTGTTAACTGTTGGGCCGCAGATGCGAGGAGGTGTGAACAATAAACTTGGCCAGCAAGGCATCGTGGACGTCTTTGACGTTATTGAAGAGATCCTCAGGCCTGCGATTATCAACGCCACACGTGGCGCAATTGAAATCAAAAACACCAGCGGTCGGGATGTGTGGGTAGAGTTTGCAGCCGATCCGGACATCATCATTCGTGAAGTAATGCCGGACAAATCCTCACGAAGAATTTTAGCTATTGAAGTGAAGAGCGGTACGGACGTGTCGAACATTCATAATCGCATTGGTGAAGCTGAGAAAAGCCATCAGAAGGCAAAAAAAGAGGGCTATCGTGAGTGCTGGACTGTCGTTAATGTCTCAAAGTTGGATATTGATAAAGCAAAGTTAGAGTCACCCACCACTAACGTCTTCTACGCTCTAAAGGCTCTTCAGTTAAGGAAAGGAGCAGTCTATGAAGACTTCAAGCAAAACATAATCGCGATGGTAGGTATTTCCTCGTAGCGATTTACTTCCAGTGGGATGGAATAGTCAGTTGATATTTTTTAGCGACCCTTTCCAGCCCCTGGAGAATATGACCGTGCTGTACCAGGTCAGAGTCTGTCCACTGCGATCTACGTCCTAGCAGATTTTTTAGATTCACCAGATTATACATTTTCAAGCTATACAAGTTGGCCCATGTGGCTTCACCGAATACATTGTAAATAGTGGAAGTGTCATCTCTTTCGCTTGCTACGCGTACTAACCCTTTCAGACCTGCAGCCGCATCGTCAGCGTCATCCTTGGTATCGTAAGTGTTTAGAAGGTGCATTAGAAACCCTGACGGTCAAGAAGACATATGATTGTACATATTTTTCGGCGGAGAAGCCTCACCAGCGGGCTGCGCACCAAATGCGAGGCAGATTAACGCCGCCAGAGATTCGCGCAACCCCCGACCTCAGCCGAGTTGGAGTCGCAGTCGTTTCGCATGCCGATCGAGCTGCTGTAGCCTGGGAGCGCGAGTGGACAGCATCGGAGAACATTGGAATGTCAGTGTGATCCAGAGCACCTGTCGCGCTCGAGTTTCCGACTGGGCGCTGCGCGTGGACAGTCTGATAAGCAACGAGCAGCATAAAACGTCAATTCCCTATGCAAGCCAGAAAGGGTAGACCTGCTCGGTAACACCGGATTGATCTAGTGAGAAACCTTCGAAACCAAATGGCTGCTTTTGGCCGATTGCAGCTATTTGACTTTGTCCACCTGTGAAATGCGCTACAAGCTGTGAAATCCAACTGAGCCGGGCTTTGAAGCCAATTCAATACCTTTCCTTAAAGATGCGAAAACTGTACTGATGCGACCTATTGAGAAAACAAAAACTCGATAAAACCCGCCTTTTCAGACGTCGATCCCTAGCAAATAAGGCCCTCCAGGGGGCGGCTTCCGACATGATCTGATCAAGGGACTGCGCAACGTCGCTTCACTTCTTTGCAAAACCTTTCACTCCGTGAAGTGCAACGCGCCTCAGATCTCCCACAGCGGGCTTGGGGAAGGCCCTGATTTGTAACGCTGCCGCCTTTGCAAAAAAAAAGGATACGAAGTCCGTCGGCGGGAGGGGGATAAGTGCTTTTTCAGCTGCTTTTTTATGGGCGGCGGGATTTTCCAGAGAAACCTTTCGACCGGCGCGGTGAGACCGATGCCGTCAGTCGCTGAGTGGGTGTGGTGCCATTCGCCAGTCGATATACTGTATCTATATACAGTTAACAGGTAAGGTAGGCATATTCGATGAACAGAGAATGTGCGGGAACCACGGCTCCGGGGCGACACGCGATTGCGCAATGGCGGGTCATGCTGCGCGATGAAGTGGCGCTGCTCGCAATGCCCGGAGCCCATCACAAAGCGTTGCTCAGGCAAGCCCATGTAATGCACCAGGCTCATATGATCGATGCAGACGAATTAGGTGACTTGTTGGAACTGGCGGACGCAGCGCTAGCCTACGCGGTCGAATCGCTACTTAATCTCGATGATGACGAGTAGGAGAAGCGATGCACTTATTGGTCACGCCTATGCGCCTATTTGGAGTCGCGCTGAATCCGAAAGAGCGGCGCCGCTATCCGGCTATCCGAGGCAACGTCATGGTTAACTCTGCTGTGTGCCATGAATTGGGCCGAGCTGCCAACGTTGCTCGCGTTGAGGTAGGCATGCCGCTCGATCCGGACCCGTTACCGCCGCTGCTCGATGCCACGCTGGCAGGAATGGCAGTCACTGGATTTGTCTTAAGCGGTATCGAATATATTGATGGCTGCGCCTACGCACAGTCCTGGTGGTGTCGAGAGGAGTAAGCAACGGCTTCAGTTAGATATTCATCTAATGGGAGGGAGTAGGAATTGTTTACAGGAGGGTGACAACAGCCTTCGCACGTATGTTTGAAGGCGCTGCGATCAGACAAGATACAAAAGTAAATAGAGTACGTATCGAACGACTCTTAACAGGGTGTTTCGTTATCAATGCAGCTCTCATTCAAAAGATCCATTGATAACGACATAGGCAGACTCTGCTATAGCTAGTCCACGCTTTCCAAGTAGGCGTTGTACGCTTCCATAATGACAGAGATACCCAGCAGCATGGGCGTGCTTTGCTCATCATCAGGCTCGCTCAAGGCTTGGAAGCCAAGACTTGTGTAAAACTTTACGGCACCAGGTGCGGCGTCCAGATACAACCCTTTGATGGGGATCTGCAAGTGCAAAAGTGCTGTCTCCACCAAAGCGTTCTGCATCAAAGCGAGGCCTATGCCACACTTTTGGAGCTTTTTGTCCACGCCGAGCATCACAAGCCGCACAACGGGGATTTGCTTTGTTAGATTCGTCGCTTTGGACAGCCCAGGCTTTGCCTTCTCCCGCGTGATTTCACTCACGGTCAGGGTGCAAAACCCCAAGAGGTCTTGGCCAATAATCGCGCCGATACCCTTGATGTTTTCGCTTTTCAAGGCCCGGCGCAACTGGCCATTGAAATACTCATTGATCACCGGCAGCCCGCAATCAAAGTCTTTTGGGAAGTTGTACTTCTCAAAAGTTGCTAGCAAATTGCAGTCGATTTCACATGTTGCGGTCTCTGTAGTTCCCATAAGTCCCTCTCATTAGATTTATTAAAGCCTTGGTAGGCTTCGCGGTTCTGTCCTCGTTGAGGACTTCTTGTAGTCGAACGAAGGTTTTTTCTGAAACCTCAATCCTTCTATGGTTCTCAAGCACAGCTTCAGCACGTTCAAAGGCCGAAGACACTATGAAAGATGTCATGTCTAAGCCAGATAAAAGTGCTGCTTTTCGGATGGTATCTTTGGCTATATCAGTAGTTTTAATTTCGAGTCTTGCAGTTTTTGGCGCTTTAAGTAGATCTAGTAATTCGGTCATATTCGAATGCCTTTTGTTCAGTCCGTAGTTTTCCTTTTTCAGTAGTTATCTTAGAGGCGCTTCCGCACCTTCGCCGGTTTAAGCTTCATAGTAAAATCCTTTAATTGAGTGTGGTGAGTAGTGAGCTATTTAGTAGTTATTTAGTTAAGGTCTTTCAGTACTATCAGGTTTCAGGTTTCAGGTTTCAGGTTTCAGGTTTCAGGTTTCAGGTTTCAGGTTTCAGGTTTCAGGTTTCAGGTTTCAGGTTTCAGGTTTCAGGTTTCAGGTTTCAGGTTTCAGGTTTCAGGTTTCAGGTTCAGGTTCAGGTTCAGGTTCAGTCGGTAAGCAATTTGGCTTTACGGTACGGACTATAGCCGTACGACAATCACTATGTCAAGCCTCGTCCGTACATTGCCCGTACGCTAAAGCATGACATCATGCAGCTTGCTTCGCATTAGCTGCGCATCGTTGGAATTGGCCGTGAACGCTGCTGCGTTGTTGGAGACGGGGCTTTGACCATGCACATGCACCGCCAATTGGAGATTCATCTGATTCACGAGCGTGATTAGATCCGACAGGAGGTGTAATACGTTGACAGACTCGGATCCGATCCAGCTTTTTGGCGCTTGCATCCGCTGACTGATCCCGGCGACGCTCTTGCGCAAGCCTTGAATCCGTTCCTGCATGTCGCCACCCACCGTGGCGTTATGCTTTTGGCCCACGACCAAATTTAAATCCCGTCCTGTAGCCTGGTGCAGGTCGTCGACCGCCGCCAAGCTTGCGGATCCACCCGACATCAGCTTGAGCGCGCCCAGCGCCTCGATCTTTTTCACACCACCCACCGTCTCGGTCGAATGGTCATCCACCGCCCGTGTGTGGCTCTGGAACTGCTCGCGGTTGTCCAGAGCTTCAACCTCGCGCTCGATCGCCTGGTCCCGGATCTTGCCATCTGTCTGGCGCAGCCAGTTGCCGTCGGCGTCGACGCGCTGCTGGGCGGCAGCGCTGTGTTGCCACACCTGATCACCTTTCGGCACCTTCGGCATGCTCAGCCCATGCGGCAAGATCGATTGGATGTAGGGCTTGTTCGGCAGGCCGTAGGCGAAGCACACCACGACCCGCGTGCCTTCCTCCGGAAAGGCGTAAATGCCCATTTCCTCGCCACCGGTGGGCAGCGGCAGAGGAACGCCAGTGAGCGCCGGCATGGCCGGATCTGGCTCGTCATCCGGGCCGAGTACGACAATGTCCACGGCGTAGCGCGGCCGGAAGTCATCGCACAGTCCGGCGTCCGCCGGCGCGTCGGCCACGGCGGTAACCCGGGCAAAACGCGGCAGGTGATAACCACCAGTGAGTTCGGGGAATTGGCGCTCTACAGAGCGGCGGATTGCGTCTTCCATCGGATAGCCATCTGGTCGTTGGCAAGCGACACCGTGGTGATGCGCTCGCCGTTGTTGATCGTTGCACCTGGGCGCAACCCGGGAAGGGCCGCGACCATTGCGCTCTGGTTGCCCTGGTAGCCGTCGAACAGCTCCGTGGGAATCTGCAGCGGCGCACGTGCGCCGAAAAAACTGTCGGCCCAACTGCCGGCGAACACTTCCCCGTTGCCCAGCTGGTGCCAGGTGAAGTCGGGAATGCTGAATACCCGGGCGAGACTGTCCATCGCCTGGTAACCGGCAGCGAGGCTGTAAAAGTACGGCGCCTTCACACTTGCATAAGGCCGATCGGGAACACGGAAGCGCAGGCCGGTCTGTTCGTTGATCGCGGCCAACACGGCGCGCAGATCGACATGACGCAGGTTCAACGGCAACGGGTTGGCCAGCACTGCGGCCAGCTCCCGGCAAAACAGCACCTGTTCGACCGCATTGGCGGCGGTGCAGCGCTCGACGTAGCCGATAAAGTGCCGTTGCAGCGTGCCCTCGTTGTAGCCGATATCCAGCGTCACCAGCCCTTTCAGCGGCACAGAGGATTGAACGGTGAAGTTCGCCCGGCCGGGGCTGGTAGCGTCCAGCCTGACGTCCTCCTTGATGAGAGCGATCGGGGCACCGTTGATGGAAAGTATCTTGTGCAGCTTCACGTCGGCTCACTCCCGCCCAGCCACTTATCCACACGTCCCAGCACCTTTTCAAAGCCACTCAGCGCCGGGTTGTCGCTGGTTCCTTCACCGTTGCCGGCACCGCCGTCACCGACCGGGCTACCCGGGGCGCCTTGAGCGTCTACCTTGTTGCCGGTGCGCCGGCCTTCGACTTTCTCCGGGTTCGATTCGCGCTCGCTTAGCGTGAATTGCACAAGCCAGGCTTTCAGGGTGTCAGCTTCCCGCGCACTGACGCCGTCGGAAAATTCCACCTGACGCACACCGAAGGTTTCGGCCGTGTCGTTCACGATCCGATACAGATGCAACTGAC